CTCTACTCCAACAAGGAGATTCTCGCCGGGGAGCTCGGCAAGAAGGACGGCGGTGTCATCGAGCGTCTGGCCGCCAAGGTCCAGGAGCTCTCGGGCATGGGCCGGTTCGCCACCAAGGAAGCCGAGGGAAACTCCGACGCCGCCCCGAGCGACTCTTCCGCTTCCGACTAGCAGAACACCTCGGGATGACGGTGGCTGATCTGGATTCCCGGCTGGACTCGTCCGAGCTGACCGAGTGGATGGCATTCGAAAGTATGACCGGTCCACTCGGTCGGCGTCGGAACGATATTCAGGCGGCCACCATTGCGGCAACAATCGCAAACGCCAACCGGGGCAAGGGTGGTCGGAAGTTCAAGCTGTCCGACTTCCTGATTCCGTATGGCGGGTCGGAACGCAAATCGCCGGAGCAGCTGCTCTCGACGATCAAGAGTCTCAACAAGTCGATGGGAGGTGAAGAACGTGGCAGACGTGACGATCGACATTGACGCCAACCTCGGAAGCACATCGTCCACCATCGACGGTGCATCTCAGAGCCTTGCCGATCTCGGCAATGCAGCCAACACAGCGGGCTCTGACCTGGACGGAGTCGGCAACTCGGCCAACGGGGCAGAGGGCGGCCTGAACAAGGTTGGCGTTGGAGCGCTCGCCGTAGCGGGCGGCATGAGCCAGATGAGCGACATCGTCGGCCAGGCCGTGGACGTCTGGAACCTGGGAGACCGCGCGGCCGACAACCTGGCTCGTGCACAGAACGATGTGGCTCAGGCCGCGCTCGATGTTGAGCAGGCCAACCAGGACATGAAGCAGAGCCAGATCGACGCGAACCAGGCACAGCTCGACGGCACTCAGGCGGGCATCGACCTGGAGCAGGCTCTGCTCGACCAGAAGACTGCACAGAAGGACCTGAACGACGCCATCAAGGAGCACGGAGCCAACTCCCTGGAGGCTCAGCAGGCGACGATCGACCTGAAGCAGGCGGATGCCGACGCCAAGCAGGCGAAGATCGACAGCACCCAGGCGACCGAGGACTACAACCAGGCCAACCTCGACGGCAAGCAGTCCACGATCGACGCGAAGAACGCACAGCTGGATCTCAACGAGGCACAGCGCAATGTGCAGTCCTCAAGCATCATGGACGGCTGGTTCGGCGTGGTGTCCCAGCTTGGGACAGCCGTGTTCGGCCTGATCGGCACGTTCGCTCTGCTGGGCACAGCATGGATCGGCACCGCAGCGACTGCTGTTGCGACTGCCGTGACGACGGCGGCTGCATGGGTTGGCGCGTGGATTGCCATGGCTGCCAGCGCCACGGCCTCCGCCATCGCGATGGCTGCTGCATGGCTTCTCTCCATCTGGCCGATCGCCCTCATCGTCGCGGCCATCATCGCTGTGGTCGCGCTGATCATCATCTACTGGGACGAGATCAAGGCCGCCACCATCGCCGTGTGGAACGCGGTCATGGGCTGGCTCGCGTCGGCCTGGGAGTGGATCAAGTCCACCGCCATCTCGGCCTGGAACGCGGTGTTTTCCTTCTTCACCGGCCTGTGGGGCAAGATCAAGTCGGCCTTCTCTGCGGGTATCGACTTCATCAAGTACCTGTTCTTCAACTTCACGCCCCTGGGCATCATCATCAAGAACTGGGGAGGCATCACCGGCTACATCAAGGGCATCTGGGACAAGGCTTCCAGCCTCGTGTCTGGAGCTGTCAAGCGCATCGGCGGCTTCTTCAACGGAATGTGGAACGGCATCAAGAACGGGCTCTCGTCCGCTCTGAACGGTGCCATCGGCCTTATCAACAGGGCCATCGGCGGAATCAACACGCTGATTCGCGGAGCCAACCGGGTTCCTGGCGTCAACATTCCGCAGGTTCCGTACATTCCGTACCTGGCATCGGGTGGTGTTACCACCGGCCCGACGCTGGCCATGATCGGTGAAGGCCGTGAGCAGGAAGCGGTCCTTCCGTTGAGCAAGCTTCAGGGTATGCTTAACATGGCCGGTGGCGGAGGGGTAAGCGCTACTGTTATCGAATTCCGAGGAGGCTCCCGGGCATTCCGCGAGTTCTTCCAGGAATCCGTCCGCACCCAGGCCGGTGGAAGCGTAGTCAAGTTCGCGGAGGGATGAGAGATGCCGAGCCTGCCGCCCCCGATCAAGGCAGACCTGTTCTATGACGACCAGTGGAACGATATCACGTACGGTCTCAGCCAGACGGAGTCGGTCGAGATCACACGGGGCGCATCGTCCGAGGGCAACCAGCCCGACCCCAACGAGGGCTCGGCTCTCCTCCAGAACCCCACGGGGATCTTCAGTCCGAAGAATCCCAACAGCCCGCTGTACGGCAAGATCGGGCGCAACACTCCGATCCGGTTCAAGGTGGACGCGGGAAGCGTCCGCCTGAACATGCCGAGCCCCAACCCCGACTCGGCCGCTGTGTGCGCTGACAACGCCGCGCTCGACATCACCGGCGACATCGATATCCGAGTGGACGCCCGGCTCAACTGGGGCGACCGTGGGGCTGCCAACGTCCTGGAGATGATCGGCAAGCAGGAGACCGTCGGAGACCAGCGGTCGTGGCGATTCTTCCAGTACGGACAGGGCTTCCCTGGCTTCGGTGGTCGTCTGGGCATCACGTGGTCGCAGGACGGCACCGAAGCCAACTCCCAGCAGGCCATCGCCACAGAGCGCCTGCCAGAGGGATTCGGTCGTCGCATCGCGGTCCGCTTCACGCTGGACGTCGACAACGGCTCCGGCGGATGGACCGTCAAGTTCTACAGGGCCGCAACGATCGCTGGTCCCTGGGAGCAGGTCGGCGACGACGTCACCGGCGTCGGTGTCACCTCGATCTTCTCCAGCGCCTCCAACGTGAACGTCGGCAACGTCCTGACCCAGGGGCAGAACCCGCCTCGTGGCTCGTTCTATGCCGCGCAGATCTACAGCGGCATCGACGGCACGCTGGTTGCGGACGGAGCCTTCACCGGTCTTGCAGAGGGCACGACAGCGTGGACCGACTCGGTGGGCCGCTCGTGGTCGCTCGTCGGCGACGCGGAGATTTCCCGCACCCAGACCCGTCTCGTTGGCGAGGTGCCCGCCTGGCCGCCACGGCGGACCACCTCTGGGCACGTCACCGTCCCGATCGCGCCCGCTGGCATCCTGCGTCGGCTCGGGTCCGGCTCCAAGCCGCTCCAGTCTGCCGCCTTCCGCTCGACGCAGTTCAACGACCCGGATGCGCCGATCCTGGAGTACTGGCCGTGCGAGGACGGCGAGGAGGCTGGCACGATCACGTCCGGCCTGGACGGCGGTAAGGTCGCCATCATCTCGGGCAACATCGAGCTCGCACAGTCCAACGACTTCATCTCGTCGTCGCCGCTGCCCGAGTGGCACACCTCCACGGTCACGATGAACATCCGGTCGTACACGACGACCGGTGAGAGCCAGATGCGCTTCTTCATGTCCATCCCGTCGGGCGGTCTGACGGACGGCTTCTTGCTCGCGCGCATGAACATGACGGGCACCGCGCGCTCGCTGGACATGACGTACACCACCGGTGGCGGCCTCCAGTTCAGCATCTACGACGCCGACCGAACGCTCATCGACCAGACCGGCGCGATCTCGTTCAACGTGAACGGGCGTCCGATGCGATTCTCCATCGGCCTCACGCAGGTCGGAGCGGACATTCAGATCACGGTCGGCTCGCTCGTGCCCGACGCTGCGTTCGCCAACGTGCTCGTGGACACGCTCAACGGTGCGACCGTCGGACGCGTGACGAGCATGGTGATCGGTGGCCCTTCGGATCTTGCCGACTCCGCATTCGGCCACGTTACGTTCCAGGCCGCCGAGACCAACCTGTTCGACGTCGTGGAGCAGCTGGACGCCTACGACGGAGAGCGCGCGGGCGACCGGATCAACCGGCTGTGCAACGAGCAGGGCATCACGTCCTCGTATCTGTTCTCTCCTCTGGCCGACCAGGTCACGCTGGGTCCGCAGCGGATCAAGGACCTGGTCACGCTCCTGGAGGAGGCTGCCACCTCGGACCAGGGCTTCCTGCTGGAAGAGCGAGACGCCATCGGCATCCGCTATCGGTCCATCACAACCATGCTGAACCAGGTCCCGGGCATCATCCTGGACTACTCGGCTGGTCTCATCAGTCCGCCGTTCCAGCCGGTTGACGACGACAAGCTGACCAAGAACAGCGTAGTCGTCACGGTTGACGGAGGCTCCAGCAGCTCGCCGCAGGTGCTCACGACCGGTCGCATGTCCACGCAGGACCCGCCCA